GGCGCGCACGCGGAAACGGTCCAGCGGCAAACTTTTGTCACGCTGCGACAGCAGAGCCAGCAACATGCGCCGCTCCATCCACGCCATTTCCGACTTTCAAGGGCCGACTTTGCTTCAGCCGTGCCCGTTGGTTTTCTTCTTCGCGCGCTTCTTTTTTGGCTGCGCGTGTTTAATCACCCAGTCCGCCTGCCGGATCATTTCTTCGCGGTAGTCGATTTTCCGGTGCAGCTTGGTAAAGCCCGGCACGATGCGGCCATCGGGCATGATTTCGTCACGCCGCCCGTAGCCCAGCGCCGTCATCGCCGCCATCACCGTTGAATTCTGTGGCCGCCGCGTAGCCCCGTTAAACCAGTTGTCCAAGGTGGCGGTCGCCACACCGCTGATGGAATGCACGGCCGAATTCTTCAGGTGTTCGCCCTGCACCACCGTGCGCATCGCGTCGATGATCGGGTCCTTGTCGATGAAGCGATAGCTGCGATAGATGTAGGTTCTTGCCATCATCAAACCCCTTTTTCATCGCCGTCTTACTTTTTTTTCTTCGCAGCCTTCCTGTGCCGCAGCTTGTCGCGCACTTTTTGTGCCAGCGCGTAGCTGCCGTCCTCGCGCGCCACCAGATCACCGGCCTTCTTGAGCTTGTGAACCAGCGAATGCACCGACACCGGCGAGCGGCCCATCGCTTCAAAGCTATCGGCCATCTGCGACACCGTCATCGGCGGCTTGCCGTGCATGACCTTGAACAGCGCTTCGTCGCCGGTGGTTTCGTATTTCTTGTAGGGTCCGCGCGGCGCGCCCTTGCGCGCTTCGGCGTGACCGTTCGGCTTGGTCTTCTCGCTCAGTCCGGTGAGCACGATCTTGGCGACACCGTCCATGTTGTCGAGCATCCGGTAAACCCGCCCGACATACATTTCCTCGACTTCAATGTGGATCGGAAACAGCTTTGGCATTGTTCTCACCCTCTCACTATATAGGTGTAGTATAATGCACCCGCATCGCTTGGAACGTGCGCCGCATCCGGGTCGAAAAGGCGCTGTCGCAGGAGCAATTGGCGACCGATTCAGGCGCCGACCGCTCCTACGTCAGCCGGCTTGAGCGGGGTCTGGAAAACCCCACCGTCGCCATGCTCGACCGCATCGCCAAGGCGCTTGATGTGACCATCGCCGACCTCTCGGCCATCCCGACCGGCCCCAAGCCGAAGCCGCTGCCGTCCGGGCGGCGTCCGCGTTAACCTTCCAGTTTTCAAGCAACGGGTGTATTAAAAACCATCACTGCTCGTCACGCGCCGGCAGCGCAGCGCTCTAGGCATTCCAGCGTACTGAAACGGAAGCCTCACTGACCCAATCGTGACGGTCATCAAGCGGCCAACCCGCTCGTTCTCGTTCACCGACTGGACGAAGTCGCACCCGCGCGACCAGCATCCCGGCGACCGCCTCGATGCCATGTTCATCGAACTGACCCAAGCCATCCAGACCACGCAGGACGCGCTCGCCGAAATCAGGCAGCCGAACGGCACGCTCAAGCCGCAGAGTGTCGGCCCCGAACATTTCCGCCACAACTTCATCGCCGAAGTGACCGACGCCATCGCCAAGACGGTCGAGCCGGTGCGCGCCGCCATCCGTCACGCCGCCGAAAACGTGCAGGAGTACGAAAAGAACGCCGCGCTCTATGCCAAGGATGCCGAAGCCGCCGTCAGCGTCGCCAAGGAACTGGTCAACGGCTTGAACGCGCTGCGCCAGATCATCGAGCAGCACAGCGGCGCCAACACAAAAGCCGCCAACGACGCCGACACCTACGCCACCGATTCGGAAAACTGGGCGAACTACAGCCAAGCGATGGCCGACAACGCCATCGCGGCAAAAGACGAAGCGCTGGCGTGGGCCGAATTCCTCGCCGGTCCCGTCGTCAACCCGGCCGACGCGCCGGCCTACATCGCCGGTTCCAAATGGCCGCACGGCCTCTACTACCAGCCGGTGCATGGCTCACAGATGGCGGGGCTGTGGTCGGCGAAGTGGTGGGCGATCTATGCCCAGCAACTGGTCGGTGGGCTATCAACGTTCTATCTGGGCGGCTGGGCAGAGCCGCCGCTGCCGGGCGAAGTCAATCCCGACAACGGCATGAACGCGCCAAATCCGATCCCGCCCGGCTCGCTTTATTTCAACACCTCCGATGACCTGCTCTACGTCTGGAACGGCATCGCGTGGATACCGTCCTCGCAACTGGCGCACGGTTACGCCTCCCGCTTCGTCTACACCGCTGCCACCAACGGCCAGACCGTGTTCTCAGGCGCCGACGACAACGGCATGGCGCCGGCGGTGCTCACTTCGCCGTCCGACGTTCACTTGAACGGCGTCAAGCTGGTCGAGGGCCATGACTTTGCAATCGACAAGGCCGCCAACAAACTGACGCTCACCGGCGATGTCGCCGCCGGTTCCGTCGTGCAGTGGGACTTGCTGGTGCCGCCGGAAAACGTGGCGCCGGGCGCGGTGCTGGCGTGGAAAATTCAGCCCATCACCCCGGACGGCACCACGCAGAATTTTCCGCTGAAATATCAGAACGCCGTTGGCGCCATCGTCGATGCCAATGTCGGCACCGGCGCGCAACTGGCGCTGTCGCAGGACGGCGTCATTCAGGAAGCCGGCAAGGACTTCACGGCCACCGGCAACAACGTGCATTTCGGCGTGGCGCCTCCCGCCGACGCCCACATCTGGATGGTCTGGTTCCAGCCGGGGACGGCGCCGCCATGACACAGAACGCGCGCGTCGCCCGCTGGGTGCCGACCACCGTCAACGCCATTTCCGACACCGTGCTCACCACCGAGACACCGCGCCCGCAGGACAATGCCATCCCGACCATATTCGCCGCGCAATCGACCGGCGGCGGCGCCACCATCGACTGGGCCACCGACGCCGACATGGCGGCCGGGACCGATGGCCTCAAGGTTGTGTCGCCCAACACGCTGCGCGACGAACAGATGCGCCAGCTTGGCATCCCGGAAGCCAACTTCGCCGATCCCATCGCTATCGTGACGCCGTCCGGCAACACCGCGCTCGACGCCAACCGCATGGTCAAAACCGCCGGCAACGGCCTCATCAGCACGCTCATTTTGCCGCCGATCCCGGTCAGCCTGTTGCCGCCGATCCCGGCCAACCTGCTGCCGTCCATCATCGACGCCGGAACGTTTTAGGGAGGACAATCATGGTCCGCATCGAAGTGCCGGAAGGTTCGACCGCCGCCGTCAGCGGCCCGGCTTATTTGCGTATCGTTGGCGGCACGCCCACCACCGTATCGGTCGCCGGTACGCCCATCGACTCGCCCAAGATCGACGTGCCGGACGGCGAGGTGGCCGACATCACCGGGCCGGTGACGGTGCGCGTCACCTCGGACGTGCCGGGTAGTGTTCTTATCGACGGCGAGCCGGTCGATCCCGGCGCACCGGTGCCGGACGTGGCACCAGTGATTTCCTCTTTATCACCGTCAACAGCAGTAGCCGGTGATGCAAGCGATGTAACTCTGGTGGTGACCGGCGACGGCTACATGCCGAACGCCGTGCTGATGTTCGGCGGCCTCGATGAGCCGACCACATTTTTATCGCCGACTGAAGTCTCAACCATCGTGAAGTGTTCGCTGTTCGTTAATCCCGATGACGTTGCGGTCAATGTCCGCAATGGCTCGGCGATTTCCAACGAACTCGCCTTCACGTTCACCGCTGCGACACGCAGCAAAACAGGAGCGAGTAATGCCGAAGCAAAAGCGCAAGGCAAAGAAGGTCATCAAGACAAAGTCCATCACCAAACGGAGGAGAAAAAAAAATGACGACACATAAAGACGACCACGACGACAACAAGAAGCCGACATCGACGCCGAACGCACCCAAGCCAAAGACGGTGCCGGCGGTTGACCCGATGAGCCAGCCAACCGGCCCATCACCGGCACCCAACCCTGAATCGGCACCGGGCGGCGACAAGGTTGGCTGATGGATCAGTGGCCCGGCAAACTGCCGCTGCAACCCAATACACCGCCGCGTTCCAAGCTCGCGGCGGTCTATGGCTTGCCGCCCGACACGCCCGACAACGTCGTGCGCATGTATGGCGGCGCGCTGGTCGGCAACAATCGCGCCCACACCATCAAGGATGCTTACGACGGCAACAATCCACCGCCGCCAGTGCAGACGACGACGCAGTCGGTGACACAGACACCGACCAACAAAAAGAAACCGCCGGTTCATCAGTCGGCACCGACCGACATAGGAGACTGAGATTATGACCTCGCATTATCGGCACCAGCGCACGTCCAACCCGGCCACTCCGTTCCCGTCGCCAATCGAGCCGGGTGAGATTGCCGTCAACACCGCCAACCGGCAGATCGTTGTCGGCGACGCCAATGCCGGTTCGCTCGGCAATCCCTTGATGCTGCTGGCGGTGCGCTTCTTTGATGCGCGCGCGCAATACGCCATCGGCGACTTCGTCATCAACGCCGGCGTGCTCTACCGCGCCAAGGTTGCGGTCAGTCCCGGCGCCTTCAACGCGACCAACTGGGCGGTCTATCTCGACCAGAGCCAAGCCGTCGATACCGCCGGCGACACCATGACCGGACCATTGGTGTTATCGGGCGATCCGACCGCGCCGCTGGGCGCCGCCACCAAGCAATATACCGACGCAGGCGATGCCGCCGTCACCGCCGCCTTCACCGCCGCCGATGCCAGCGCCGTCACCAATGCCAACAATGCCTACGTCGCCAAGGCTGGTTCAACGATGACCGGACTGCTGACGCTGTCGGGCAATCCGTCCACCAATTTGCAGGCCGCCACCAAGCAATACGTCGATAGCCGCCCGGCACTTCTTATTTCCGACAACGCGCCGGCGGGCGCCGTTGACAATGCGATGTGGTGGGAGAGCGACACCGGCACGCTCTATGTGCGCTACAACGACGGCAACACCACGCAATGGGTGACGGCGTTCGCGGTGCCGGATTCGTCCGCCTACGCGCTCAACAGTACCGTTGTGCGCTACGACACTGCACAGTCGCTGACGGCGCCGCAGCAGCAACAGGGGAGGGCCAACATCTACGCCGCACCGTTCGATGCGATGGCGTACAGCGGCATGCAGATCAATGGCGGTATGGAGGTCAGTCAGGAGAATGGGGCTGTCTCCGTGTCCGTCCCTACTGGTGTAAAATACATTGTTGACGGCTGGAATATCGCCTCCTCCGGCGCGCATGTCCTTTCTTGCACTCAAAGAGTGGACTTAACCTTAGCCGGTCTAAACAGTGGCTTGCAGTTAGCGGTGACGACAGCAAACCCAACTCCGGCGGCAGCAGACTATTGCACGCTCCGTCAGTTCATTGAGGGCTACCGTATCAAGCGCCTTGCTTGGGGGACGGCGGCGGCACAACCGATTACGCTCGGGTTTTGGCTGATCGCAAACCGCACTGGCCTTTATTCTGGCTGCGTTCGCAACGGCGCTGCAAACCGTGGCTACATATTTACGTTCAACTACACCACATCCGGCGCTTGGCAGTATTTCACTGTCACCATACCCGGTGATACTGCCGGGACGTGGACGGCGGACAATTCCATTGGTTTGGCCGTTCATTTTTCCATTATGTCTGGGAGCAACAATCAGGGTGCGGCCGGGGCTTGGAGTTCGACTGTTCAGCTTGGGGCAACTGGAACAGTCAACGGCGTTGCCGCGACTTCTGATTATTTCATTATGACCGGCGTCACCGTCCTCCCCGGCAATCAAGCACCAACCGCCGCACAGTCGATGAATGTGATGCGGCCGTTCGATCAGGAATTGCTGATGTGCCAACGATACTATGAAAAGAGTTATCCTTATGCGGTAAGGCCCGGAACGGCCACAGGTCTTGGTGGTGCGGCTATATATTATGGAGCGAGTGTCCCTGTAACAACTACCGTTGGGCTTGGGATGCAGTTCATTCCGAAAAGAGCAGCACCAACTCTCACATCTTATGGAACGACGAACGGAACAGCAGGGACGGTTTGGGACAATTCACAAAGCGGTCCTTGGCCCGCTACTATCCTTGCTATCAACGAGCGCGGCGGGATGATTACAGCACAAATTGCGTCAGGAACAACTTATCTTTTGTCGGCACACTGGGTCGCAGACGCGAGGCTCTAATGGCAGACTATCAACTCACACAAAGCGACATCGTCATCCGCACAGCCGATCAGGCGTTCATCCCCAACGACCCTGCCAACCGTGACCGCGTTGAGTACGAAGCGTGGCTGGCTGACGGTGGTGTGCCCGATCCTGCGACAAGCGGCGCGACAAAACCTGCGCCGGAAACAACCAGCAAAAAATCGCGCGGAGTTTGAATCATGGCGCTAGATTTTCCCATTTCACCCAGCATCGGCCAGCTTTATCCATCGCCGCCGGTTGCCGGTCAGCCGGTCTATAAATGGGACGGCGAAAAGTGGGCGGTGACCAGCAGCAGCGGCGTCATCTACGCCCCGTTCGATGCGATGGCGTACTCAGGATTGCAGATCAATGGTGGCATGGAGGTCAGTCAGGAAAGAGGAACGAGCGGGACCACCGCCAACAACACTTATGTCTGCGATGGCTGGAAATTGTATCTTGGCGGTACGATGGGGATTGGCGCGGCGCAACAGACGCAGCCATATTTCTCTGGCCTTCCATATTACCTCAATCTGCTTGTTTCGACGGCGCAGGCATCGCTTGGCCCCAGCGATTACGTTGTTATCCAGCAGGCTATCGAGGGCTGGCGCATTGCGCGACTTGGATGGGGAACAGCGAGCGCGCAGCCGATCACGATTAGCTTTTGGTCAATGCACCATCGCACCGGCGTTTATGGCGGCTCAGTTTACAATGCAGCATCTAACAAATGTTACGCTTTCAACTACACGCAAGCCGTCTCCGACGTTCCACAATACAACACCATTGTCATACCCGGTTGTACTGCCGGTGTCTGGAATACCGACAACACCGTTGGCGTGATTGTTAATTTTTCGATGGGTTCCGGCAGTAGTCTTGTTGCCCCAACCGCAAACACATGGCTAAGCGCGAGCTATCAGACCGGACCCGGCCAAATCAACGGCATTGCCACAACCTCCGACGGTTTCCGCATAACAGGCGTCATTGTCCTCCCCGGCAATCAAGGCCCCACTGCCGCGCAGTCGCCGAATGTGATGCGACCGTTCGATCAGGAGTTGGTGACGTGTAGGCGATATTACAGAAAAACAGACGGCCAGCCGGGGCTGGAACCAACTTTTTACGGAGGCTACGGCGCTGCCTTAAGTTCTACTGTCGGCTATTGTATTCCATTTCAGGTGCCGATGCGGGCTGCGCCAACAATCGCCGTAGTGAGTGGCTCAATATCTTGCCAGAACAGCACCGATACACAGCCAAGGGTGGCCGCTGTTTCTCCGCTTGCTTACACGCCCTATGTCCTAGCTGCCGCAGCCGGGCCGGTAACGTTCCAGAGTAACACCTGCGTTCTCTCTTTTGATGCGAGGCTCTAATGGCCGACTATCAACTCACCGAAACCGACATCGTTGTCCGCACCGCCGATCAGGCGTTCATTCCCAACGACCCGGCCAACCGTGACCGCGTTGAGTACGACAAATGGCTCGCTGACGGTGGTGTGCCCGATCCCTATGTGCCGCCGCCACCCGCAAAGGAGTGAGCACCATTCATGGCAATCGAGGCGACGGGAAAGATCGCTGGCAGCGCCATCGAGGCCATGAAATCGACGCCGCTGGCGATTGCGTTGCTCATCGTCAACGTCGGCTTTCTCGGTCTGGCCGCTTATGTGCTCGGCGAAATTTCAAACAACGTCACCGAACGCAGCAAGACGCAGCTTGAACTCATCAGCAAGCTGGTGACGGACATCCGCGACTGCCGGCAGGGGCCAAGCGGCAACGGCAAATCAATGCTGTTCAAGGAAGTCATCGGAAGGGCGCTACCATGACGCTCGACGTTGTCGGCAAGGTGTCTTGGTTCGGCGGCCCCACCGACATGGGGGTTACGCCCGATGAAGGGCTGGCCTTCATCTATGACATTTACACGGCGCCGCATCTGTTTCTGGCGGTGCAGCCGGAAGGCACCAGCGGGCTGGCGCGCCGCCTCAATAGTTCGGTGCCGTTCATCGCGATGCGCTGGAACTACGACGAATTCCCCAAAACGATGCTGGCCAGCATGGACTACGTCGCGCTGGTTCGCGCGCCCGGCACCGACCGGCAATTCCTTGCATGGCCGGCGGACTGGGGACCGAACGAAAACACCGGCCGCGTTGCCGACATCAGCCTTGGCCTGATGGAATACCTTGGCATCGAAACCGATGACGAAGTCGAAGTTATTTTTCCTTTCGTCAGAACGCAGGAGGAGGTCGCATGAAAACGGTTCTCTGTGCGCTGGCCGCCATCATGGTGTTGCTGGCGGCGATTACGGCCGCCGATGCCAAACGCCATCACGTTGTCATTCACAAGCGGGCGCCGTCGCAGCAACCCGCAAACGTCACCATCGCCG